AGGAACTGGTGGTGGCAACATCGGAACAGGAAATGTACCGGTTGCAGGGGAAGATCAATTCTCTGGTACACCTAGAGGACCTGAAGGAGCGGGTGCAGGAAGTCCTCAATAGAAATGACGATTTATGATGGGTTGTTTTGGTGTAAAGAAAGAAAAGAATATTTTCGCTGGAACAAATTTATAGAATATTATAGGAACTAGATATGGCAAGAAAGAAAAAACTTAAAGGTGGTCAAGTAAAACTAGATGCTAATAAGGATGGTAAAATATCTGAACAAGACTTTGTACTACTTAGAGAAAAGAAACAAGCGGGTGGTAAAGCTAAGAAAGATGTTATGGATCTAAAATATGCTTATCAAGAAGGCGGTAAAGCTGGAGAAAGAAATGGTTCTATGAAAGACCAAATGGAAGGTTTAGCCATTTCTGTATCACCTGTAGTTGTTGAAAAAGAAATGATGCCAGAAGATAATAAAGAAATGAAATCAGATGAAGTAATGGAAGATGACTATATAGACTTTATAGTCTCACAGTCTTTAACATCTGATGAAGAAAAAATGTTAAATAAAGAATTAGAGCAGAATGACGAATTAAGCATGGTGTTTGATAAAGTCATGGAAACTGCTTCAGAATTTGCAGGATCTGGTCCAGTTGAAGGACCGGGTTCAGCAGTCTCCGATTCGATACCCGCAAGGTTATCGGATGGTGAGTTTGTTATAACTGCGAAAGCTACAGAAGAAATCGGAGCTGATAATTTACAGCGTATGATGGATGATGCGGAAGCTAAAGCAGATCAAAGACAAAACATGCAAGAAGGTGGAGAAGCCGAAGAAGAGAAAGATACATATGGTAGACCAATTATGGAGTCTGATAAAGACGAAGAAATTAAGAAAGCCATGTTAGGTGTTAATCCACGACTTGCGTAATAGGGATAGAGCTACCTTTTAATTAAGCCCTCTATCAATTTTAAATAACCGAAAGGCTACCTTGTCAAGACAAGCCCTGCGACACGCGCAAATTATAGCAGCTACCTTGTTAAGAAAGCCCTGAGTAGGAGTAAAGAAGATGACTAAAGTACAGAAAGAAGAACAAGCAAATCCATATAATGCTAATAAATCATGGCATAATGTTAAAGAAAGTCAATTTGTATCCGCTGATAATGTGTTCTTTAAAGAACCTAAAGTTAGTGATAGTAATGACGAGAAAGTTGAAACAGAAGTAGTATCGCAAGAGAAACCTTCTAACAAACAAGGATCGAATTACAAAAAAAGATATGATGATTTAAAAGCACATTACGATTCTAAGCTTGAAGAGTTTAAGGTTAGAGAAGCAGAGTTACTAAAAGAGAAACCTCAATATGTAGCTCCAAAATCTGCTGAAGATTTAGATAAGTTTAAAAAAGAATATCCTGATGTATTCGATGTAGTAGAAACAGTTGCTCATATGCAAAGTGAACAAAAGACAAAAGATTTAGAAGATCGTCTTGTTGCACTACAACAAAGAGAATCTGAATTAATACACAGAGATGCAGAAAAAAGATTAATGGACAAACATCCAGATTTCGATAATATCAAAAATAGTGATGATTTCCATGGTTGGGCAAAATCTCAACCACAATCAATTCAGGATTGGATTTATAAAAATAGTAATGATGCTGATTTAGCTAGTAGAGCTTTAGATTTATATAAGCGTGATACTGGATTAGATGTTCCTCAGAAGAAAACTAGGTCAAATTCTAGAAAGACTAAATCTGCTGCTGATATGGTTTCAACTAAAACAACTGCTGTTGAACCCAAAGAAGCAAAGATCTGGTCAGAAAAGGATATTGCGAGAATGTCTATGGATGAATTTGATAGGTATGAAGAAGAAATTAACAATGCTATCACCGAAGGCAGAATCGCAAGATAATAATTATTAACTTTTATTTTACGAGGATAACACAATGGCAAGCAATACATCGGATCAATATTTTGAGCCAAGTACAGATACTAATGCTAACTTTGCTAACTCCGTAAGCACACAAACTAATAGTTACTTCCTACCTGCAGTCTACTCTAAAAAGGTTTTAAGCTTCTTTAGAAAGGCTTCGGTAGCTGAAGCTATTACAAACACCGACTATGCTGGTGAGATTACAGCTTATGGAGACTCAGTAAAGATTATCAAAGAACCTGTCATATCTGTAGATCAGTACGAAAGAGGTGCTGATGCTACGGCAACTAAACTAACAGATGCAGAAATCAACCTAGTTGTTGATACAGCTAACGCTTTCAAATTTATCGTTGACGACATAGAAGCAAATATGTCTCATGTTAATTGGAGAGAGGTAGCTTCTTCTTCTGCAGCTTATGCATTGAGAGATGCCTTTGACTCAGGCGTAATAGCCGTTATGTTTGCAGGACTTTCTGCTTCTAGCCCTAATCATGTGCTAGGTTCAGATAACGCTACAGACTTAGCTGCTGGCACATTTGATGGCACAGGTAATCTTGACATTGGCTTTGGAGCTAGTGAGCATGACCCAATAGATGTTCTGTCACATATGGCCCGTCTTTTAGATGAGCAAAATGTACCAGAAGAAGGAAGATGGTTTTTAGCATCTCCTGATTTCTATGAAGTTCTTGCTTCAAGTTCATCAAAACTTTTGTCAGTTGACTACAATGCAGGTCAAGGTTCAATCAGAAATGGTTTAGTATCTTCTGGAAAATTGCGTGGATTTAGTATGTACAAGACTAATAACATTGCCGACACATCAAATGCTGCCGGAAAATGTTTAGCTGGTCATATTAGTTCTACAGCAACTGCTCAGACTATTACCAGTACTGAAGTATTACGCGACCCTGATTCCTTCGGAGATATAGTACGAGGACTTCATGTATATGGAGCTAAAGTACTTAGAGACGAAGCTTTAGTAGGTGCGTTCTACGGAATTGACTAAAAACTAAAACGATTTGGGGAGTTATTCTTAGCTCCCCTTTTCTTTATTATTAACTTAGGAGAAAAATAATGGCGAATCCAGTATTTAAGATTAGAGATACAGGAAGAAACTCAGCAAGAGCCGCAGATGTACAAGAACTTGCAGATCATGTTGTCCAATCATGGACATCAGTAACAACAGGAACTATTGCAGTAACTGATGATACTAATACAGATGTAAGTTTTACACAACCTGCCGACACTATTATTCGGGATCTTATAGCCATACCAGCGGGTAACATCGTTACAGGTGGTAGTAGTGGTAATGATGTAGACTTTTCACTTGGAACTTCAGCAGGTGGAACTCAACTTATTGCAACTGAGGCTATTCTCGATGATGGAGGATCAGCAGTAACTTGGACAGCTAATGTACCTTTGTATATTATACAAAATTCACATGGTCATGCAGCTAACCAATTTGTAGGTACATCAACTACAGCGGGTGTTGTAGGTGGTCCAGCAACTTCAGAAGCTATTGCTATTGCAGCTACTTTGTATACTGCTTCAGCAAGAACTTTACATGCAAGATTAACTCCAATCGGAGCTGATTTAGCAACTGCTGCTACAACTGTAACTTACTTAGTTTGCTTCCTACATTTAGGAACTTTACCTGATTAATGGTGTATAACTTATGCCAATGATAGGTAGTGATAAGAACCCGGTGATCCTAAACGGCTCTGGTGGAAATAAAAGCACCAGAGTCTTAGGGTTATTAGGTAGAAGGTATTCTGGTTCTAGTAAAGAGAACTATGAAAAAAACTATGACAGGATATTTAAAAAGCAAAAAGGAGATAAGTAATGGCTACTACATACTTAAATCTTACTAATGAAGTTTTAAGAGAAATAAATGAAATACAATTAACATCTGGAACTTTTGCAGGTGCTATAGGTATTCAAGCATTTGTAAAGGAAGCTATTAATAGATCCTTATTTGATATAGCTAACGAAGAACCTCAATTACCTTTCTTTGCTGCAGCAGCTAGTGGAGGTACAGATCCTTTTTATGGAAATGTAACTGTAGCTAGTGTAGCAGGACAAAGATGGTATACTTTAAAGTCTGGTAGTTCTAGTATAACTACAGATTATTCCTCTATAGATTGGGATGATTTTTATCTGACAACTATTAATGTATCAGGTGAGTCAGCTCCTTTTGTATCTAGAAGCTTACATTATTTAGGCTTAACAGATTGGAGAAGACACCTTAGAGATTCTGAGAATGCTGATGATGCAGATACACAAGCATATGGAGAACCTAGATATGTTCTTCGTAGTCCTGATCATAGAAAGTTTGGTTTAAGTCCTATACCTGATAAAGTATATAATGTTCATTTTTATGCTTATTCAACACCAACAGCTCTTTCTTCTCATAGTGATGCAATGGTATTACCTGATCAATATGGTCCAGTAATAACTGCAAAGACAAGATACTATGTACATCAATTTAAAGAACAATTACAACAAGCAGCTTTTGCTATGGATGATTATAAAAAAGGTATGAGGCATATGAAAAATAATCTTGTTAATCCAGATCCAGTAAGAATGACAGATGATAGGACATACTTCTAATGGCAGCAGCACAACCCTATTCTGTATCATTACAGGGTGGATTAGATAAAGCTTCTACTACTTTAGAACTTTTAAAAACTCCCGGTACTGCTACAAAATTAGTAAACTTTGAAGTCTCTACACAAGGAGGCTATAGAAGAATTAATGGCTATAGTCAATTTGGAGATGGTACAAGACCTAATAGCTCTAATGATATAGAAGGCTTAAAAGTTTATGCAGATGGTGTTGTAGCTTGTTCAGGAACTAATATTTATTTTAGCCTAGATGGAGATAGTTGGTTACAAATAAATAGAGCAAGTGTATCTGGAAGTGGAGATAACTATAGTACTTTTACTGGAAGAAGTGCTGCAGCTAGAACTTCTCAAAGTAAAGCACACTTTGCAGTCTTTGAAGGTGATAGTATTTATGGAGAACTAATTGTTACTGACGAAGGCTCTGGAGCTAAACCTTTCTATTTTAAAATGACAGGTACTGGAGTATTAACTGGTAGAACTTATTTTGCAAAAGAGATAACAGTTAGTGGAACACATTATCCTAAATTTTGTGTTATACATGATAAGCACTTAGTAGTTGCTGGAGCTGCTACAGCTTTAAATACTATATTCTATAGTGGTACAAGTGACATAGATGATTTTACATCTTCAGGTTCAGGTAGCATTGTACTAGATGATCAAGTAGTTGGTCTTAAATCTTTCCGTAATGAGTTATTTATATTTTGTAGAAACTCAATTTATAAGTTACAAAACATAAATGACGCTAGTAATATAGCAATAGTACCCGTTACAAAAAATGTAGGCTGTGTAGATGGTAAGACAATTCAAGAGTTTGGCGGTGATCTAATATTTTTAGCACCTGATGGATTTAGAACTGTTGCCGGTACTGCAAGAATTGGTGATATAGAATTAGGAGTTATTAGTAAAAAGATACAGCCTGTTATAGATAGTATAATGAGCAATGTCAATAATCTTGAATTTAGTAGTGTAGTACTAAGAAAGAAATCTCAATATAGATGTTATTATAGTCAAGATGGAACTGCAACTGGAGCTTCAGAAGGAATTATAGGAACACTTACTTCAAGAGGTTTTGAGTGGTCACAAATAGAAGGTATACAAGCTGCCGCTGTTACATCTGGATTTCTTTATAATGGATTAGAAGATACATTTCATGGTGATAGAGAAGGATATGTTTATAACCATGATACAGGAAATGATTTTAATCCTGCTGGTACTGCTACAAATATATCAGCAATATATGAATCTCCTGATTTTGATTATGGAGATTTTGGAACTTTAAAGACTTTAGAATATGTAAAGATTTCTTTATTTCCAGAAGGTGCATGTGAGCCTTCAGTAAGAACTAGATTTGACTATGATAGTACAGATAGAACACAACCAACAGACTCAAGTATTGTAGCATCAAAACCTTCTATATTCGGAAACTCTGATGCATTATTTGGAACAAGTATTTTTGGTGCGCAAGAGCAACCATTAGTTAGAACAACATTAACAGGAAGCGGATTTAGTAATTTGTTTAAGATATTTAGTGATGATAGGAAAGCACCTTATACAATAAACGGACTCTATGTCAGTTATAGACCTTCAGGGAGACAAGGATAATGGCAGTATATACACGACAAAGCTCATTCGCAGATGGCGATACAATAACAGCAGCTTTATTTAATAATGAATTTAATCAACTATTAGCAGCCTTTAATGTAAGTACAGGACATACACATGATGGTTCAACCACAGGTGATGGTGGTCCTTTATCTACTCTTTTTAGTAATGCTATAAGTTTTGGTACAAATGCAGATACAGATATTGTTGTAACTTTTAATGCTAATACTGCTGATGGTGTATTAACATGGATGGAAGATGAAGATTACTTTCAATTTTCAGATGACTTATTACTTACAACAACAGAAAAATTACAGTTTAGAGATACAGCTATTTATATTAATTCTAGTGCTGATGGTCAATTAGATTTAGTAGCTGATACAGAAATACAAATAGCAGCCACAACTGTTGATATCAATGGTAATGTAGATGTCTCCGGTACATTAACTGTTGCAGGTAATACAAGTTTTGGTGATGCTAACATAACTAATGTAGGAAGTATTGCTCTAGACTCAATAACAAATGATGGCACAGATATAACTTTAGATTCTAGTAATGATATTGTCATAGATGCTGAAGGCGGTAATATAGAATTTAAAGATGCTGGAACACTTCAATTATCTTTAGATATGGATGGTACTTCAGGCGTACAGATTGTTAAGCTTGGTGTAGATACTGATGATTTAGTATTTCAACAATACGATGGTAATGAAGTTGTTCGTATAGCTGATGATAGAAGACTATACTTCTTTGATAAAGGTGGTGAGTATATCTATGGTGATGGTACAGATTTACATATTGTATCAGGAGCTGATATAAACATACCTGCTAGTATAGGATTAACATTTGGTGATGATGGCGAAAAGATAGAAGGTGATGGAACTGATCTAACTATTACAGGTAATAATATTAAACTTACTGCAACTGCTGATGTTGTTTTAGCAGCTAATACAGGATTAGTACTTGATGGTACTGGAAATGAAAAGATAGAATCAGATGGTACAGACATTTCAATTAGTGTTGGTTCTGGTGGTGATATTAATATTCCTGCTGACATCGGTGTTACTTTTGGTAACGATGGTGAGAAGATAGAAGGAGACGGAACAGACCTTACAATTAGTGGTAATAATATAAATCTAACAGCTAGTACTGATGTTGTTATACCTACTAATATTGGATTACACTTTACAGACTCTAATGAAAAAATAGAATCAGATGGAACTGATTTAACTATTAACTCTGGTAATGATATAAACTTAACAGCTACCACAGATATTAATGTTCCTGCAAATGTAGGAGTTACTTTTGGTAATGATGGTGAGAAGATAGAAGGCGATGGTACTGACTTAACTGTTTCAGGAAATAATATTAATTTAACAGCTACCGCTGATGTTAATATTCCTTCAGGTGTAGGTCTTACTTTTGCAACTGCTGAGAAGATTGAGTCTGATGGAACTGACTTATCTTTTACAGTAGGTTCTGGAGGAGATATAAATATTCCAGCAAACATTGGATTAACCTTTGGTAATGATGGAGAGAAAATTGAAGGAGATGGTACTGATCTTGTTATCTCAGCAAACAACCTAACAGTTGATGCTGCTGCAGATATTGTATTAGATGCTGATGATGCTGATGTTGTTCTAAAAGATGCTGGAACTCAATATGCTGCCTTAACAAATAGTTCAGGTAACTTAATAATTAAATCAGGTTCAACTACTATGTTGACAGGTAGTGGAGCTAATGCAACTTTTGCAGGTAATGTATCTGTAGGCGGTGACTTAGATGTTACTGGAAGCTTTGATATGAGTGATGCCAATATTACTAATATAGGTAGTATTGCACTTGATACTATTACAAATGATGGTACAGATATTACTCTTGACTCTAGTGGAGATATTGTATTAGATGCTGCTGGAAATAATGTAACCTTTAAATCA